CTAGGCTTTCCGCTTTCTCTTTTTAATCTGGTCGGGACTATGTCGGGACTCGCTGGCATCGAGCGCGTTGCGAACGTCGTCGTCCAGAACGTGGGCGTAGCGCAGGGTGGTTTCGATGCGGCGGTGCTTGAGGGCTTCCTTGGCCGCTGCCAGTGAGCCGGTGGCGCGCACGATGCGGGTGCCACGTGTGTGGCGCAGATCGTGAACACGGAAATTATCGACGCCGGAATCGGCCTTGGCCTGTTCGAACGGCTTGCGCAGGGCAGTGGCGGTCAGGCGATAGCGCTGGCCCGCGCGGCGGTCGCCACGGCTTTTCTGGCAGACATAAGTGAAGACATATTCCTTCGCCTCTTCATCTTCGGCGTGTGGCTGGCGCGCGATGATTTCGACCAGGGTGGAAGTGAGCGGGCGGGTGACGATGTCGCCGCCCTTGATCTGCGTCACGGCCTGGCGGCGCGGGATGTTGACGTCCTTCCAGCGCAGGCCCAGCACCTCGCCCTTGCGCCAGCCTGATTTCAATAGGAAGTCCACGGCGTCCGTCACGTCGGTGCGGAGGGCAAGGAACAGCTTTGCCTCTTCGGCGATCGCTAGTTCGCGCGGTGGCTGGCGCGGCACTTTGAGGAAGAGCTTTCCCCAATCGGGCATCTCGCCGATATCATATTTGGTCGCCTGCGCGTGACGCCAGATCGAGCGGGCATTTTCCATTTCCCGGTTGACCGATGCATTGGCGCGGCCGTCGCGGCGCTTGGCGACATAGAGCTGCAAATCACGCTGGGTGATTTCAGACAGGAGGCGGGTGCGGCCGAGGCCTTCGACCAGCGCGGCGATCATGTAGCGGATGGTCGGCCAGCTGGGCAGGTGTTCGGCATGTTCCTGATACAGGCCACCGGCCTGATCGAGCGTGATGGGTGGGCGCTGAACTTCGGGCAGCGCGGCGCGGTGGCGTTCGCGCCGTTCAAATTCCTCCGCCTTGCGCTTGGACGTGCAGCCGGTGGAGCCGTGGTAGCGGCGTCCACGGAACTGAAAGTCGAAGAGAAAGTGTGGTTTGCCTGCAGGCTTATAGACGGTCACGCGGTCACCGGCGGACGCTGCGCTCCGAAAAAGGGATGATCACACCGCCGCCTTTGGGGCGTGGACCTGATATTCTGGACGCGCGCTGGGCAGGCTGACATGCGGATTGGACCTGGCGAAGTCGCTCGATATATGATTCGAGATCCGCGACAGTGTAGCGCACCGCGCGGCCGATCAAAATATAGGGAAGCGCGCCGTCCTGCCGGGCCTTTCGCAAGGTACGGGTGCAGAGGCTCAAGCGTTGGGCCGCTTCCTTTTCGGTCAGAAGGATAGGCGTCATGTGGCCTCACGCTGTTTTGCGGTCGTGCGGGCGTCTTGGTGGAAGGACAGATAGGCGTCGATGCCGCGCCAGAAGCCGCGCCATAAGGGGGAGCTGGGCAGTTCGCTGTTGTAGAGGATCGCCAGATCCATCAGGCGGTCACGACTGGTGAGCAGCTCGATATAGCGGGCGACGCGATGGCCGTGGCGATCGGCCAGATAGGCTCGATCTGGAATCTCCAGACAATCCTGCCGGATACTATCGGAGAGAGTTGCGATCTCGCGGCCGAGCGCGGGGCCGTAGCGGGCGATGCCATCTTTCAGCTGGTCGATCTTTTCCGGCACGGTCGCCTGTGTGCCGACTGGCCCAACGCCGGTAACGACGCGCCGCCAGTCAGCGACGATCGCGCGCCAGATCTCTATTTCGCGGGTCGACGCTTGATGATCCATGCGGCCCGCCTGCACGAGGGCGGGATATTGCTCTTCTCGGCGGGCCAGCGCGCCTTCGACTTCGGCGAGGCAAGGCGCGAAGGTGGCGCGAAGGTCGGCGATCGGGTCGGTCATGGCGTCCGAAGTCGAGCGCCACGTCGGTACGGCCAGTGAGGGATCTTGGAAGGTCAATGTTGCCCCTTTCAGAGCAGGGAGGAACCGATGCCACCCAAGGTGAAGGGGTGGTCTGCGCTTGGGGGTCTAAAAGTGCGGGTCAGGCGCGCGCCGGCGGCGATGCGGGCGAGTTGTTCTTCAAATGTCGGGCGGCGGCGCGATATGGGGGAGGGTTCGGGAGGCGACGGGGCCGGTGCTGCCGATTGCGGCGGAGGCAGCTGGGCTGGTGGGCATTGCGGCGCAGGCGGTGTTGCTGGTCGCGGCGATGCCGTCCTTTTGGGCAGGACCAAGGTGGCCAAGGGGCGTTCGGTCGGGCCGAGGGCGCGAGGCCATGGCTTGCCGTCGCGGGTGAGCTGCCGCTTCGTCTTGTCGATGAGGCGGCGCGCGATCGAATGGCGGATGCCCAGCTGCGTCGCCGCCGAATAGACGGGCCAGCCATTGAGCCAGAGCATCTGCAGATCGACCTTTTGCTGATCGGTAATCATGCGCGGGCTTCCCCTTGCGCCTGTCGGCGCTGTTTGCGGATGCCGCGTGTCCAGGCGACCTGCTGGATGGTCCGGCGCGTCCGGTGGGGCAGCAGGCGATGCACGGTAGCGGAGCCGCCGGTGGGATATTCGCGATCGAGGATCGCGAGTTCTGTCGTCCGCCAGCAATTGGGTGCGGGAAGGTCATCGGCGTCAAAGCCGGTTCGTGTGCGGGGATGATCTTTCACGGGATAATCCTTGAAAAAAGGCTGTCGACGCTGATGCAAAGCCAGCGAAGCGCGGGAAATGTGGCCAGCCAGAGCAAGGCGGATGCGATACCGATTGCGAGGGCGGCGGCGGGGTGAACGGGAGGGGGGGGGCGTCATCGCGGCGCACCTGCCGAGTGTGGACCTGCGCAATCTTCGCAAGGGCATTCGTCACCCATCGGCGCGGGTCGAGGCGCAGGCGCCGGGCGGCGGATCGGGGTTAGGACACCGCTGGAGACACGGCGGTAGAGTGGGCTGCGACCGCGCCCCTCCCCGACATAACCGTGTTTACGCCAGCCAAGCCGCTGCATGATGCGGACGAGCTGGCTGTTGTCGGCATAGCGGGGGATGCAATCATCGCGCGCGGCGGTAGCCAAGCGGTCACTCAGATCGCGCAGAGCCACCTGATCGACATTGCGGAGGATCGAGGCAACATAGAGTGCGATGCGGGCGACGGCGATATCGTCGGGTGTCACCAGCGAGACCGGCCCAGTGGTTTTGCCGCACTTGCGGGGCATTATGACGTGGATCATGAGCGTATCTTTCCGCTTCAGTCCTGCTCACCGAGCAGGCGCTGCTGATTGGCGAAGGCTTGTTGCGGGGTTACCCGTGGGCGGATGGGCGCACGGGGTGGGCGCGCGATCTGGGCGAGGTAGCGGGCTGCTTTTTTGCAGGCGGCGCGCCAGTCCGGGTTGCGGCCGAGGCGGCGGGTTTCGATGATGCGGTTGCGGATTTCGCGCGGGAGCGCTTCGAAGCATGGGGTGCAGAGGCGCTGCCAGCTGGCGCGGGTGCGGGTACAGCCGGGGACGTCGCAACGGTGGATGCGTGACATGGCAATCTCCTTTTAGTGGGACGGCAGTCGGGACAGCGGGCGACGCCGTGGCGGATCGCCCAGCCCTGCGGCAGGGTGGCGTCGGCGCTGATATGTTCGGCTTCACAGGCGGCGCAGATGAAGGTGCTGGGGATGGCGGCGTCGGCATGCGACGGCCCGGCGATGCTTCGCTTGGTCACAGGATATTCTCCGGCTTTTGGGGATTGTCGAAGACCCAGCAGTGGACGACATGCTCCACGGGGTTGTTGACGGGCTTGGTCGCGACGAACTTGCGCGACTTGGAGCCGCGCAGCAGTTTACGCAGCTTGTCCATTTCAGGGGGCTGGAGGCCCGCGTTGCGGCAGCGGGCTTCGTAATCGACCAGGCGGATGGCAATCAGGTTGGGATCGCGGTGCTGGTTGAGCGATTTGCCGCTGGCGTGATCGTCCGTGCGTTCGCGATCGAGCAGGTAATCGACCTGTTCCCAGAAGCGGGACACCAGCGGGTGGTCGCCGCCGCAACTGTTCTGGCGATCGAGCGCCATGGCATCGACCATCTGGAGCGTTTCGGCAGTCCATTCGGGGCGAATGGTGGGGAACAGCCGGGGCAGCGCTTCGACGGCGGCGGCAAGTTGCGAATGGGTCTTTATCGGGCGGCTGTTGACCAGGCCGGGAACGCGCTTGGGCATGTCCCGATCGTGATGAGTGAAGCGTTCAAAGAAGAAGGGGAGGAATTTCGCCTCGCTCCGCACGACATGAACGATGGTGCCGGACACGTCCTCGATCGGCCATTGTTCAAGCCTGATGGCGGCGTCGCGGGTCGTTTCGGACCAGCGCGACTTGTCGATCGCCATGGACATGAGCCGTTCCAGCACCGCCGGATGGGCGTCGATCCGTTCATTCTGCATGAGGTAGATCGAGCCGAGAAAGGGCGGCTCGGTGGTTTCATAGCCGCCGGACTTCTGGCCCAGGCCGCGCGGGGAGCGTCCGCCGTAGAGGATCAGCAGTTCGTTGGGATCGAACTGGCGATTGCCGCTGCGCTTTTCTTCGTCGCGGCCGCTTTCCATGAGGCCGACCGGCAGGTTGCTGACCTTGAGGAAGCTGCGCGCGATAAAGGCGGTGGTGCCCTTGTTCGGGTCGAAGCCTTCATATCCGGCGCGACCTGCCAGCTTCCAGCAGAATTCGATCAGGGTCGATTTGCCGGAACCGGGAGGGCCGGTCAGTTCAAGGAAGCCGAGCGATTTATTGCGTTCGCGGATCTGCACCGCGAAGAAGCTCATCACGAAAAAGGAAAGCGTGATCAGGCCCTTTGGCCCGAAGGCGGTCCAAATGTCATCGACCCAATCGAATTTGATCTGGTCGGGGTCGTAATGGATATCGAGCAGCTTTTCGGGGCTGCGCAGCTTCACCGCCTGCTTGCCGAAGTCGAAATAATTTTCGGTGTTGATCCGTTCGACGCGCCCTTCCCGCACGGCAAAGTCACCGAACAGCCAGGCGCGGTGGGGCGCGGAATAGCCGGTGAAGGGGATGGGTTCGACGACCTTCAGCTTGCGCGTCTGGTTGCGGATCAGCCGGTCCAGCTGGTCGCCCGTCCCGCTCCACATGCCCGCAAAGGCCATCATCCGCTTCTTGAATTCAGCGGAGTTGGAACAGGCGGCGGCGGTGAAGCGGGCTTTTACCGTGGGCTGATCAGGGAAATCGACCTGCAGGAAATAGTTGGTTTCGTCGGCAACTTCGTCCCGTTCGCGATAGAGCATCCGAAAGGCGCAGTTGGCGATTTCATCGACCAGCAGGTTGCGGGTCTGATCTTCGTCATAGGTGACGCGGCACCACCACAGGCGGTTGCCATGGCGGAAATCGAAGCTGGCCAGCTTCGTGCGTTCGTAGATCAGCTTGGCCTTTTCGCGCGGCGTCTTGGCAATGGTGACCGCGCCGTTCCACAGATACTCCTCGATTTTCGCGGGGCCGAGGGGCGCGAGTTCGGGATCATCCTTCCATTGCTGGTGGCGCAGGAGGAGGTCATTCCAGTCGAGCGTGGTGCCTTCGCCATCAGGGCGGACCTGCGCGGCTGTGGCCTGCCACCCTTCGACATGAGCGCGGTCGACGAATTTGCGCGCCCATTTGACGCCAGCGCCGCCGGGATCGAAGGCGAAGACCAATTCGGGTCGGGTGGCGCGCTTCAGGGTGCGCAGGGCTTCCTTGACCTGATCAAGGAAATGTTCGGGCCAGTAGTTGCAGGACATGGCCGACACGGCGAGCTGGCCAGCGCCCTGGTCGAGAGCAATGGCGTTGAAGATGCCTTCGCAGATCCAGATGCTGTCCGCCTGGGCGTAGTCCTCGATCGAGCGCCTGGGCGGCATCCAGCAATGCCCGCCGGGCTTGCCGCCGCGCTGGAAGTGCGCCTTCTTGCCGAAGCGCCCGGGACGATCGATGATGCGTTCCCAATAGGTCGGGCCGATGGGAAAACGCACGGTCGCGGCCGACTGGTTGCCCTCCGCGTAGGTTTCCTGCGTGTAGGCACCGCGCAGATGCTGGAGATCGAAGCCGCGTTCGTGCGACAGATAGGCGTCGGCGGCGGCGTTGGGATTGGCATCGGTCGCCGGGAAGCGCCTGGACCAGTTTTCGAACAGGTCAGGGAACAGGTTGCGGACGCTGTCTTCCCAACCACAGCGTTCCTGCCGCCCGCAACGGACGATCTTGGGGTCTTTGGCCGAACAAAAGAGTTCGGGCTTCTTGCAATCCGGGCAAATCCCTTCCTGCAGCCAATCCCCTTTCGTCTTTTTGAAGCGGAAACGGTCGTTCAGGCTTTTCAGAATGTCGGCTTCAAGGCTCACCGGTGCGCGCCCCCGGCGATAAGGCGCAGGTCAGGTGCTTTGGTTTTGGGTGAGCGGATCGGGTAAGGACCGGTGTAAGCGCGAGCCGGGCCGCGCGCGGGTTCAACGCAGGCGCCGCAGAGAGCGACGAATCCGCGACCAGACATGAAGGCGTCGAACAACGTGCGGTAGCGGGTGCCGCAGCCGTCGCAGGGCGGTTGATTGGTAACAGGCAAAGCGTCCCCCTCGCCCGCAGCGCGGGCGTTATTGAAATCTGGTCTGGATTGATGGATGCGGTGCGGCGGTCAGCCGGAGCCGAACATGGTGATCTGGTTCGGATCGTCCCGGCCACGTTCGGGCGGCAGGATGTGCGGCACCTGATCGCGCGGGCAGACCGGCAAATCGAGGTCGGGCCGTTCGAGCAGACCGGGATTGTAGGAATGGCGGAACACCAGTTCGAGGCCGAAGGTGTGACCGCAGCCGGTGTTGGTGCAGTGGGCGTCGATATGCTTGACCCGTTCGGTCACGCGGGTGCTGCGCCGGATGAAGCTGGGCGCTTCGCATTTCGGGCAGGTGATCAGCGCATTATGCTTGGCGCGTTCGCCGCCAGAGCTGGTGCGGAATTGGAGGGGCGCTTCGATCAAAGGGCGGGTCATGACAGGTTTCCCTTTTCCTGACGGTCGAGCGCGGCGAGACTGGTTTTCATCGCATCTACCGCTTCGTGGATTTCCTGACGCGCGCGGCGACGTTGCCGCACATCCTTGCTGCCGCTGGCTTCGATCATGGCGGCGATTGCTTCGCCGGTTTCCTTGGCAACCTGACCGGCCAGCGAGGCCAGACACTGGTCGGGCGTCTGCCTGCCCGCGATGTCCAGGCGCAGGGCGTGAAGGCGATGGAAGGGGGCATGGTCGCCACCATGATCCATGTAGGCACGGTCGAGTCGTTCGGCGTCGATCATGCGGATTTCGGTTTCGCAATCGGGATCAGACCAGTTGCGGACGGCCTGTTCGGAGCGGACCCCGCAGATCGCGGCGCAGCGGTCCCACCCGATGAGATTAGCGACGTTGGTCAGGGTGCGCTGATAGGTCAGCGGTTCACGCAATTTGGTCATAGCGCCAGCCGCTTGGTTTTAGACGAAATTTCCAAGGAGACGCGACTTGTCCGCCGGTCTACGCCATTGGCTCGGGCGGCGGCGAAGCGATCGACCCCCGACCAGCGGGAGGACGCAGGCGGCAAATCGATAGGGTAGATATCGGGGCGAAGATGATGACGAGAGACTCCAGTGGCGGCTTCCAAACCCAGAACATATTCGGCGGGAAGGCGCTTAGAACTCTGCACCCACTTCCAAACCGCTGTTGGCGACACGCCGCATATGCGCGCGATTTCGGACTGTGAGCCGGCGATCTCAATCGCCTGCGTCAGCGCTTCAAAAGGGGTTACCGTTTCAACCATGGTTGTTGATTTAACTAAAGTTGCTAATGGATGCAATAAGAAAAGTTGTATCGCTGGTTTTTACCAAAGTTGTAATGGTCGAGGGGTGTTTCGCAGCGATCGATTGGCGGCCCTCATGGCCGAAAAGGGCCTTAGCCAGAGTGAGTTGGCAAGGCGTATTGGCATATCTGCCACTGCGATATGGAAGATGGTGAATGAACCGGCCCAAGGGTCGAAGCATATCCACAAGATTGCGCGTGAATTGCAAACCTCGGCTGAATATTTGATGGGCGAGACGGACGATCAAAGCATGTCTCGTCAGCTGCTTGCCGTGGCGTCGACGGAATCGGAGATTGACGAAGACCTAGTCGAAATCGACAGCATCGACCTAAAATACGGCATGGGCGGCAGTTTTCTCGATACCGACCATATCGAGGTCGAAAAGGTGAAGTTCGCCCGTAGCTGGATTCGGCAATTCACGAACAGTCCGCCAAACATGCTCTGCACGACCAAAGGCATCGGCGATTCTATGATGCCGACGATCCACGACCAGGATGTGGTCATCATTGACCGATCGCAGACCCGCCCGGAAATGGGCGATATGATCTGGGCTGTCGCTTATTCAGGTTGGGGCATGATCAAGCGGCTGCGCGCCCTACCTGATGGCCGAATCCGGATCAGCTCGGACAACCAGCTGGTGCGCGATGAATATGCAAGCGACGGCGATTTGTTCATCGTGGGGCGCGTGATCGCGGCAGTGAAGAGCCTCTGATGGCACGGGTACCCACTCCGCTGCCCGCGATATTGTTAGCGGTGGTAGGCGTGAAGCATCCCAATCGCGACGGCGGCAATCGTAGGTCTGAAATTTTGCTCTGCAAGCCGGGCGATCCGATTGAGCTGCAATGAGGAATGGCCCGAAGATAAATGGACAAATGTCGAGTTTAGCGCCGCTGGGCACCGATAGTAGCTAAGGTTGGGATCTGAATGTGGCGATGCTCATGGCCCAAAATAACAAGCTCCTTATTTGGAGCAAGCCGGCAAATTGTTACGGCCGGTTTGCAGACCGTTATATTGTCGCGAGACCAAGTGCGGGCGGTATCAGATCGACAGATTGACTGTTTCATCCGTGAAGCCGCCTTTTCAATCGCATCGGGGCAGTCATTCGTTAGATATCCACCAACGTGAAATGTCACATTCGCCCACATTCTGGCGGCCTTGAAACGAAAGGCTCGTAGGTAATGAAAATCTTTCCCATTATCGCCGCTTTACTCGTGTCGATGTCGGCGACAGGATGCGCTTCACTTGGCGAGCAGGCGCAGAGCGTGAATGGAAGCTGCGAGCCTGGACATGACAACCGATCCAGTTCTCTTTGCGCTGATTGGGCGGCGGTTGACGCCGCCCGCGCTGCAGTCACATCTAGCAATCAAGCAACTGATCTGGCGAGGTGGAGTTTTTTTATCGGTCTCATCGGCGCATTCGGACTTTTCTTTACAATTCGAGAAAGCATTAAGCAAAGCCGTGTATCAAGTCGTTCATTAATGCTTTCAAACCCCCCACACCTGAAAGTAACCAACATTGCTATTTGGGTTCGTGGTGAAGATGAAGAGTGCTTTCCTGACTTAAAAATAGCCCATCAGGAGATCGAAGGTCGCGTGTTCATCGTAAATGTTGGTCGCGATGTTGCACACATTGGGAATAATCCTCCGACCGCGAGAAACAATGGTAAAGATGAAGAAAATTGGTCAAGCCAGTGTATAGCTTTTTGGAACACCGGTCCGCTCCCCATAATCAGGCCATTCCAAGAAGGAAAGGATTGGCACAACCCTTCGGACATTAAACATCTAGAGCCGGGCAGATTCCATGAATGGAAATTCAGAACTGTTTCCCAGCCTGAAATGGATCTTTATATAGCGGGGTTTGTGACCTACTGGGGATCGGAGGGTAACAGACGGCATACCGTGTTTTGCCGTAAATATTGTCCTGAAAAGCACCGTTTCTTTCCGGAACCGGCGTATCCTGAATATGAGACAGAAGAATAACGGCTCATGCTGTAGAGCTTTCCAGCTGAATTTTTTGTCGAAGTCGTGTCGCTGATATTGTTGTTTCGATCGCCTCGACGACCCACTTCGCCCCGTCGATCGTGCTGTTCCACCCTTTCAGCCTCACGCGCCTATTGGGCGTGATCCGACAATCTGCAATGGCTAAGTCATATTCGAAGCGGCATCCGCCGCGTGCTCGCTTCTTTGCCTCCGCCTCCGCCGCCTGTGTGGCGTCGGCTTCGGTGGCATAGACTCGCTTCAGGCGCTTGGGGTTATTGCCACCCGTCGCATGCTTCTTGCGCCGTCCAGCGGCCTGGTCGTGCCATTCGGCTTCCACCCCGTCATTCTCATCCCGCTGCGCACGAATGAAGCTCCAAGACCAACCATCCTGCCGGGTCAGGGTGAGCGATGGGATCGCGTTCCCGTTGGCCGTCGTGGCGCTCCCAACAGGGATGAAGATCAGGCGCCGGTCTTTCCATGTGGCAAGCGCGTCGTAGCGGCTGCCCAGATCGCGGACCATGGCCATGTCGCTCTTGCCGTTCTGATCAAGCGCGGCGATCGGCTTCCCGGCCAGATCGGGATGGACCTGTGCGGTGATGCCATGGCGCGCGGCGATTTCGGTCAGGACCGCGCCCAGCGTCGTCCCCTTCCAGCTTTTGGTGCGGCGCTGGCGGTAGCTGCCCGACAGATCGGCGGAGCGGGCGCGGATCATGATCCGGTCGGGGGGGCCGGACGCCTCTACCTCGTCCACCTTGAAGCGGCCCTTGTCGACCAGGCCGACCGGCACATCGTCGCCCTGTTCCCACCCAAGCGCCAGCGCCAACACCTTGCCGGGGTCTGGCATCGCCAGTTTGCCATCGGCATTTTGCAGGGTGACGGACAGTTCGTCCGCCTCCCCGCCGCGCTTTTCGGTGAGAGTGAGTTCCACCAGGCGCGGGTTGATCTTGTCGGCCAGATCGACGCCGTCGAGCGTCAGGCGCGCACCGGCCTTGTTCGCGGTCATCCGTCGACCCGTTTCAATTCCATGGTGAAATTCTGGCCGCGCGGCAGGCCGCCGGCCATGATGCCGACATGGCCCAGATCGATCGCGTCGATGCGATACTGACCCAGCACCCTGCCCAGACCGTCGACCAGCGGCCAGTTGTCGCCAGTGGCGGCCATTTCGACAAGCCTATCGATCGCGCCATAGCTGCCAGCGACTTCCGGCACGACAAGGGCAGCGATGGTGATGGCGTCATCCCCCGGCCCGGCAAACTGGCTGGCGGCGCGCATGCCAAAGCGTTCGCTTTCTTCGTGCCGCCAGCTCATGCGGCGTTGCAGATCCTGATAGGGAATGGTGTCCATGCCGAAGATGAACATGCCGAGCGTCATCAGGTGTGCGGGGCTTAAGGGAAGGGATGCCATCAGCGATCATCCTCATAGCTCGAACGGGATTTGCGGGCCTTCAGCTGCTCAATCTTTTCCATCACGCGCCGGGCCAGCGCTTCGGCATCTTCGCCAGGCAGCTGCTGGATCTGCAGAGTGATGTGGTAGGTGTCCCCCCCTGCCCTGCCAGCGCCGCCACCGCCGCGCCCGGCTGCGCCTGCCGGGGCCATGGCCAGCGACCCTGCCGCCAGCACACCCGCCGCCATGCGACCAGCGGCACGGGCCGGGCCGTTGCGGTTGCCGTCGATGCCGCGTTCCAGACCGCCCGCGACATGACCGCCAAGCGCCATGAAAACGCGCGACGGGCTTTTGATGCCCAGATAGTTTTTGAGGGCGGTGATCCCATTCTTTGCCATGGCGATCAGTCGCGCGCCCAACGCCAGAGGATTGATGGCTGACAATAGCCCGCTCATCATCATCGATCCGATATTCTTCATCCATGCCGGAAAGCTGTTGAGCAGCCCCTTCACTGCGCCGACGCCACCAAAGAATGCCGCCTTGATGCTGTCCCAATGAGTGTAGATCAGATAGGCTGCACCACCGATCGCCAGGACAATGGCGGTGATCGCCAGCACCATGGGATTTGCCAGCATCATCGCCCCGGCCTGCAATATGCCACGGGCCAGAAACATGGATGCCGTGCGCAACAGACCCAGCACTGGCGCAGCCTTGCGCGCAACAGCAATGACACGGCCTAGCGGCCCCAGCACCGCGCCAAGCGCATATTGCGCCACGCCCAGACCAACGCGCAGCGTGATCAGCGCCGCTGCTCCCTTCATGATACCAGCTGCCAGGCCGGGGTTGGCCTGAGCCCATGCCGCCACGCTTTCAGCCGCGCCGGACATCATCCCCATGACTTCAGTGCCGACAGGCAACAGCGTCGTTCCCAGCACGATTGCCAAGCGGGAGGCCGTGCCAAGGAAAGCGCGCCATTGCACGGTGGCATCGGCTGCGACCCGCTGGTTGAAGGCGCGATCGACGGTGCCGGATGACGCCGCGATCTGAGAGCGCATCTTCTGGAAGTCTTCCATGTTCAGAATCATTGAACGCAGTGCGGATTGCGCCTGCATATCCTCAAACGCATAGCCCAGCTTGGTCATGTCGCCGCCGGTCGCCTTCTTGGTCAGTTCGGCGATCGCTTCCAGCGGGGTTTTTCCTTTGGCATAGGCGGCTTTGAGGGCGGCGGGCAGATCAATCCCGAAATTCTTCTCGAACGCCTTGACCGTAGCCGGCGCGTTGATCTTGGACAGAAGGTTCTGGACATTGTTTGCGGCTTCGTCGGCGTCCCCTGCCCCGCGTCGTGCGATCTGGAGCGCGGCGGACAAGTCTGCCACGGCAGGGACGCCCTTTTGCCCCAGCGCCTGCATCTGTGCGGTCAGGCCGGGGAAATGGCGGGCCATATCCTTGACCTCAAACGCACCGGCATTGCCAGCGGCGGCCATGACGTCGAGCGCGCGAGCCGTCTGGCCAACCGGCACCTTCAGGTTGTTGAGATTGGCATAGGCGGCGGCTGCGCCGTCGGCGATTTCCACCTTGAACGCGGTGCCGAGCCGTCCGATCGGCGCGATCATGCGGGTGGCGAGGCGCGGATCTATGCCGAAGCCGGACAGGACATCGACGCCCGCGCGCATCGCTTCGGGCATCTGCTTGGCGGCGGCAGCGGCGTTGACGATGTTGTCGGCCATGCGCCGGGTCGCGGCATCCGACAGATCGGCCTTTTGCTGGATATCGACCATGCCGCTGGAAAAATCAGCGGCCGCCTTGACCGCCAGGATGATCGGCGCTGCCATGGTTGCGCCGCCCACGACATTGTCGCGACCTTTGCCTTTCAAATCCTCGCCACGGCGTTGCATGGCGGCCTTGTCCGCATCAATCGCGGCCAGATGCTTCTGCCGCTCTAAGTATCTGTTAGTCTGAACGAGCTGGCGTTCGAGGTCCCGTTCGCGGTCGACCAGCTGGGTAATGTTGCCTGCGCCCTTGGCTATTTCGCGCTGCACGGATTTCAGTTCACTTGTCAGCTTCCGAGAATCGCCGGCCAGGGCGCGGAGTGACTTTGACCCTTTATTGCCCAGGCCGATGATATTCTTCATCGCACCGGACATCTTGTCGACGCCGACGAAATTTACGAGCAGAGACAGTTTGTTGTTCATTTCCCGCCGTCCTTTCCGCCCCACATGGCGTTGAAACGGTCGGTTGCCCGCCCGCTCCACTCGATCAGTTCATCCAGCGCCAGATCGCGCAATTCGGACAGCGGCCAGTGGAACACCGCCGCAATATTGGCGATCAGGTCATCGGCAGTTGATTGGCGACGTAGCTTTCGATCGCCCTCTTCTCCGCCGCCGTCATAAAAAAACCACGGATCACTCCGCCAATCTCGGCCAGGTCATCCGCCTCCAGCTGTTCCGCCTCCTCGCGGATCAGGATGGGATCGGAAATGCGAGGGATAAGGGTCAGGATCGCGCCGACGTCGCTGGTCAGAATATCCTGCAGCGACAGGCCGCGCAGCTCACCGCCCTTGGGTTTGCGCAGGGTCAGCTTTTCGATGGTCGTTTCGCCGCGCAGGATGGGCGTAGCGAGCGTGACGGTTTCGAAGCGATTGTTCGGTTGTGTGACGGCGGCAATTTCGGCGGGGTCGCTCATGCGGGGTTCCTCCTGGGAGGCGGGGCGGATTGGGCCGATAGGGTTAAGAGGAATACCCCTATCGGCCCGCCACCGGATGACCGCCCCGCATTGGGCCGCCCGGCGGATCTGCAAAAAGGGGTCAGCCCAGCAGGATCGCCATGATCTCCGCATAGCGATCGACGCCATCGACCATGAAGATGCCCTGCACCATGTCGATCTCAACTTCGGTGCGACCGTCCACGACACGGCGGTAATAGGCGACGGCGCAGCTATATTTATGCTCGGTCTGGTCGCCGGGCTTATCCTTGCCCATGTCGATTTCGGTGAAGCGCCCGCCGAGGAAAATCTCGACGGCTTGCGCCGCGCTGCCATCATCGGCGCGGTAGGCAGCGACCAGGCGCAGGCGGGTGCCTTCGACGCTGGTAGTGCCAAATTCGCGGATCAGCGCCTTTTCATGGCCCCCCATGGTGATGGTCGCTTCCAACGGCTCGACGCCCTTATCGAGCTTGACCGATCCGACCATGCCACCGCCGCGCCAGTCTTCGGTCGCGATGGCCAGCTTGGGCTGCTCAAATTCAGCGATCACGCCCAGATAGGACAGGCCGCGTGAATAGGCGTTGATGTTCACAAGTGTGCGAGGCAGGCCCATGGCGCTATCCTTTGCTTAAAGTGGGTCAGGCGAGCTGTTCGGCGAAGCCTTCATAATATTCCGCCGTGTTGATCAGCTCGATGATCGGGTTTTCCAGCGGGGCCGCTGGCGTATATTTCAGGCTGATCGTCGGACGGCCTGCCGCCAGCTGGGTCGGGCCGTTCTTCGACGGATCATAATAGGCCAGCGCGCCGATGATGCGCCCTTCGACCGTGAGCTGGCGCAGCTGCGCGTTCACGGTTTCGAGCAGATCCTTGATCAGGCCGACCGTCATAGGCTGGTCCATGAACGGCCCCAGCGCAGAGACGATCATGTCCTGAAGCGCGTGGCTGGTCCGCACCGCGCTTTCAAAGCTGAATTCGGGCTGCTGTTCGCTGGCGCAGGTGCGGTTGCCCCAGAAGCGGAATCCTTCGTTGCGGATCAGGGTCGTGACATGCGCAGCATTGAGCAGCCCGGCGGGGGTCGATTCATCCTGCAGGTCAAAATGCACATCTTTGGTCAGGCGGGTGACGCCGCCGATCGTCACATTGGACAGCGTCTTGTGCCAGCCCTGCTGCTCATCGATCATGGCGCGCAGACCCAGCGCGCGGGCAACGGCATCGCCGGGTGTATCGGCGGACGTATCGGGCCAGATCAGCATCAGTTCCCGGTCGCCAAAATTGTCGCGATAGGTGATGACCTCCGCCACATCATCGCCGATCGCAGCGGCATAGACCATGGCGCGCAGCTTTTTGGCAGCAACTACCAGCTCCGCTGTCACTTCCTGCGTATCCAGCCCCGGCGCGCCCAGAATGCGGGGACGGACGCCCAGGACTGACTGCGCGGCCAGCAGCGCCTGGATGCCGGTATAGCTGTTGCCGTCCGTCACACCGATGACATTCGCGTCGGTTTCCTCCTGATCCTCGCCTTCAGCCACGCGCACAACGACGGCAATGGGGCTGGTCTGATCGCCGATCGCTTCGAGCGCGGCTTTAAGCGTGCCGCCGGTGCCGGCATTGCCGGCCGCTGCATCGACGTCGGTCACCAGAACCGGTGTGTTGAGCGGGAAGGCTGCGTTCAGAGCCGCGGTTGCTGCGCCCGCTTCGGCGGTGGCGGTGGCGATCAGGCCGATGACGGCCAGGCTAGCCTGCCGGATCGTGCGCGCGCCGGTGGCGGTTTCGTTGATGGTGATACCGTGCATGACAAATCCTTCAGGCGATGGTGGCAGGAAGCGGGATGGACAGGGTGGTGCGCGCCGTCGCAGCGGGAAAATCCGTGCGGGTGCCGGACAAAGTGATGACCAGATTGCCCGCCACAGGGGAACCGGACAGGGTGACCTGGGCAAGCCGGAAGCGCGGTTCCCAACGGCGCAGGGCAACGGCGGTGGCCGCGCGCAGCAACATCGCGGTCGCTGCATTCAGAGGCTGGTCGATCAGATTGAACAGCAGCGACCCATAGTCGCGCAGCATGACCCGGCTACCCAGCGGCGTGCCGAGAATGTCAGCTATCGACTGCGCCAGATGATCAGCGCCGCCGAGAGGCTTTCCAGTACTGGCGTTCATTCCGTTCATGCTTGACGCATGGCGTGGAGACACGCGCGCGCGAAGGGGCCGGTAGGGTAGCGCGGGCTGCTACCAAGGTAGATGCCCTAGCATCGCTCCTGTCATTAGGCTGAAGCCTTGGTGAATCGCGCTCGACGCATCAAATAAGATTTAATGTAGGTTCAGTTTGAGTGTAGACGCATCGCTTACTGCATTAACTGCCCATTCTGGACCCTGTAGTTGCAAGTACGGAGGCTACATGAAAATGTTTCAGATCACTACGACCGTGAAGAGCGCGATGAGGGTTGACCCGCGACTTTATAATAGAACTGAACTCGTGCGCCGCGTGAGGGAGATCAACGCTGGCGGCGCAGATCGCATTTCAATAGAAGATACGCGAACCGGCAAAATCTTTGACGGTAGAGAGCTTATAAATGTCTAAGGGAAACAAGTAGGTGACCCTTTCTGCCGCATCTAGACCAGCCATCCCGGCACGAGCAAATCGCGCCAAAGATGACAGCGCTAAGGAATATTGATTTCCAAAACGAGACCGCCCCTCAACGTGCGCCCTTTGCCCTGAACCACGGCGTGTCGGTCGCATCAATTATCATGCTTTCCGCCGGATAGGGCCGATCAAACTGATATAGATCCTTCAGCGGCGCGGTGAGCCAAGTATCCCAGTCCTGCGGATTGAGGATGACCGGCGACCGATCGTGAATGTCGGCCAGCTCCGGCGCATTGTCGGTCATCACGCCGGTATAGACCGCACCCCATTCGTCGCTCTGCGTCCACAGCCCCGCCCAGGCAAAGATAGGCTGATCCTTCACCGATAACCATGTTTCGGTCATGCGGCCCGCTTCGCCCACAGCCTCCGCGAATCGTGCCGTCGGGATCAGGCAGCGCTGGTGCGGTTCGGCGGCCCATCGCTTCCAGAATGACCCCAGCTTGTCGAAGCGCGCATTATTGACCGGCTTGGGTTTGAGCGGCTGACCTTTCTTGCCGCGCAGCGATACGGGGAAGCCCCATGTCATCTGCTCCAGCACCAAGCCGTCGCCATCCATTCGGACGACGCTGCCCGGTGATTTGGGATGGACCTCCAATGGCCCCTCATTGAACCGCGCGCCGATCCGCGCGCCGAACAGTTGCAGCACCTTCTGCGTGTCGCCGCGCTCAGCCCGATTGCACATGGTCGGGAAGGTGGTTTGCGACAGGCCGCCTGTCAACACGCTTGACCCGACTCGCGCCGATGTTCTCATTACGTTCTCATGAAGCAGTTGAATCAATCACGTCTGGTGCGTTGGCGGAAGGACCATGGGATCGCGTTCACGACGGAATTTGAAAGCCGTGGTATCCTCTGGTGTTGCTGGATTACTGCCGTACAAAAGGGTAGCCTGCTGGGCCAAGGGACGTCGGTCCAGATACATGGGAAGCAAGCTGCGTTCGAAGTTGCCCTGGATGAACTTGTCGCGACGCTCCGCAGGAAGGGGTATGCTTTGCGGGGAAACAAGGAATGAAAGACCGAATCTTCGTCGCCGCCTGCACTTTTATCCGACTAAAGCGCGTGAGCGGATGAGCTACCACTGTGGGATGAATACATGGGTGGTTAGAGGACAGTCTGCTTTTCGCCGGGGGAAAAGTTAGCGGCATCCATCGCGGCTCATGCCATAATGGCTTGCCCCTATCGCAAATGCTCTGCAAATTTACCCAACCAACTGCCCCAAAGCTGGGAGGAATGGGGTGAGCACGGTCGTGTAGTTGGCGAGGAAGCCCATCAGCTTGCCCAGCCAAGAGCTAAACTCAGGTGTGCCCTTGGACTTGTCCATTTCCCTGACGATATCCAGCATGGCCTCGCGGTCACGTTCGTGCGTCACGCTGCTGTCAATGGTGGCGATAAGCTGGTCTAACACGTTCTCGGTCGTGATCGTGTTTGTGGAATTATCGGTAGAGTTAACGACTGTGCGGTTCTGATTGCCGCTCACGTTACCCTGATGCAGTTGACCCGAAAAATGATCAATTCTGATTGAGGGGGCTGCGGTCGCGGCTTTTTGTTGTTCATCCATTGAGAAATTGACCCCTTCGCCAGATATGCCTCGCTCTTCCAAATCCAATGCCCAATCCAGTGCGAGGTTGCGAACAGCATCTATGGCCGAGATTACCAAGCTCTTGCTGAATTTGATGGAGATAATGCAGCCGACGTTCATTCCAGCTTGAAGCCGCGCCTCTAGCTCAGGGCTGAGGCCCATCGAGCAAGTAGTACCTTCAGAACGTGCCAGGTTCTCAAGAGCTGAAATTGGATCGCGTAAAAATACTATTGAGCAAAGAGCGATGGCCTGTGGATCGCCTGTAATCTGAGAGCGCATCCAGCGGTTTTCGCCCATGAGTTTACCCGAACCTATGCGATAAGCAGGAAGCTCGTTTTCGTCGACATCGTAATAACCTGTCTGCTCTTTGTCGACCCATGCGACAGTGTCGGTCAGATTGAGCTTCGTAGCGGCAAGCTTAACGATGCGAAGCAAGGCAGAGACGCTAGTTTCAGGATTGACGGCGAGCACTTGAATTTGTTCAACCAGCCCTGTCATATTGCCCCCTGTTATCATGGCTAAGTGGGCGCTTGGCGAGATACAGTCAAGACAATCGGCAAGTAAACGGGAGTTGACTCCGCTCTAACGGGATACACCTAGTTCCAGGCACTACGAATCGGAAATTCCGCTTCCGGTCAACGTCGAGATGTCGCTGGACGGCATTTTCTGGTCGCTTGAGGATATTCTGAATCTGTCTACGCGATCTAACGATCCATATTCGCGGTGCCCGAAGCGAAATGCGTGTTTAAGTGATTGTCTGTAATGCGGCATTCCCAACCATAAATCGGTTTGCTGGATTAATCGGAAACTGGACATTCTCTTGGAGGCAGATGGGGAGCAAGAGCCGGAATCAATCTTGCCCGAAGCGGCTCGAGAGTGGCGAGTCCCCCTATATCGGGTTGAGTAAGAGCCTCTAATATGATTTCAATATAGCGCTCCTTCGTGACCCCTAGCTCTTGAACCAAAATGCCGAGATTCTCCTTACCGGGAAGAATTTTTAGAATTTCTTTGTAGTCTTCGCTACCCAGAGCAGCATCCACGATGCCCTCGTGCTCATCATATAGTGCGCCTGCATCCGGGATGGCGCTTGCTATGTTGGCTGCAGCAATGAAGTTCGATCTAGTTATATCGCGACTTGGATTAGGGTGCGCAGCGTTCGCTAAGCCGAGCAAACGAACGTCAACGTCCCGCTTCGCTCGTTCCAAGGCGACCTTATTTAACAAAATGCCCACGTATTTATTACGGATTTTAGCAATAAATTGCCCATAACGATAATCAAAATTATTTATAGCAAGATGATCAGCTACAATTTCAGCAATTTCTCGGAACGCAATTAGTCCCTCCATTTCATGAGCTGGAAGGATATGTATTCCTTCTTGTTTCAGACTTTGCAAATATGAATTTGGCCAATAGTCGCGTTCGACCATCGCTATCGGATGCGCATTTTTGATAATGGCTGTGTCCTTGAACGTTTGGAACGCGCGGCGTACCGTTTCGCAACTGCCAACAGAGACAACGGCAGTCTTTGGAGCCCGGAACCAAGCTCCGTAGACAGGTGCATCTATGCTTCTGTCAGTCTTACCTTCGCAGAATACGATCCGTTCCGCGACAACAGACAAGCTCGCTGCTCCAAGGATACTCTCAAACAATTCTGGCGGCAGGTCAGATTTTTCCTCAATTATCTCAACTTCTTGTGGGCCGCGAACGATACCAATTTTGCCTCGCCTCGACAGACCAAACGAGAGATCATGTGTGATGTAAATGAAGCGACAGTCTGGGCGGTTTGCCTCGATAACGTCCCAAAAGCGTCGGGCGAGCATAGGGTGGAAATGAGTTTCGGGTTCGTCAATAACGACAGGACCTGGGTTCGCCCTCAACAACCTAGCGATATGATAAACTGCGCTGCGCTCACCGTCACTCATCGCATGGGCGGAATAGAAGCCAGATAATCGTCTAGGATCATTCCATCGAGCCATAGGAGAAAAGCCGGAAAAATTAAGTTCCCGACCCGGAAACATCATTTCCCACAAACGCTTCAAAGTTTGAAGTTTTGTAACTTCTGGGATATGGATGGTTCCATCATTTTCATACGCTCTATCTCGAAATTCGGATGCACTTTGAACATCATATGCCTTCAATTCGGAAAGGATTGCGATTAGATCTTGCGCCGGACTAGAGGTATCTTTTCTAAATTGACTTATTTGCTCCTCACTATGTTGCTTGGCTTGCTCCACAGGTTGAACCCCCATGTGTGAGATGTTTAGCGCCCTCTGAGCAGAGACGCGATCATAGCCGAAAGCCGAAACGAGATACGCTCCCAGACGAGTTTTTCCTGCTCCATTTGCGCCGATGAGCGTGATTGGTTCGATGCCGTCAATTTCTAAAGTAGGGCTGAGCTTGATCGGGATTGCCATCGCGAACTCCGTTGAATTCGCATTCGTTATGTGCAGCACTTTCGCGTTGCAATTACAATTGCTGTCATATCGAAGATATGCGGCAGCTTATTTGCTCCACGTGACCGAAAGTGAACGTCCGCAACCGGCCATTTTCGATGACATCCGGAATTCCGCTATCAGACGACGAGCGGATGATCACGAGCCATTTTTGGAATAGCTTCAGCCGCCTGCCATCCAGCTTTCAAACTCCACGGCCGAACACTGCCCTTGCTGCGGATCTTCGCCGGTCTGCTCCAGATAGTCGACTATGTCGCCAGCCACCGCCAGCACCTCGCGCACATCGCCGCGCGCATTGGTGTAAAGCTGCCCATATTCGATTGTCATGCCGCGCTCCTACGCTGCCATGTCCAGCTGCACCGGCTCTTTCATCAGCAGGTACATCGCCGATGTCGGATGCAGCCCGTCCACGCTGCCCGGCGATCCGCCGATCTGGGCGATACGATCAGTCAGTGTTGCATCCGCCATGACGTTGGTCGAGGTATCGACGACGGAAGCGATGCCATGCGTCCCGATCGCCGCGACCAGGCCGTTGTTGACGTCAGTCCGGCCGCCCACGTCATTCACCGCATAATTGCCCACTGGCACCTGCGACGCCGGCGCATTGGCATAGCTGCCGGCAGACACGCGCGGCGTCATCTTGATCGGGTGGATTTCGGCGTCCGGGTTCACGGCCAGTATCTGGTCATACATCGTCATGCGATCGGCGAGGATCTGCGCAGCCGTTCGCGCGCTGCCCGTCGACGTGTTGGTGTTGCCTAGATCGTTGGTGCCATAGTCGTCAAAATAGTTGGAGAAATAGGGGTAGAGCAGCGCGCGCTTGGCATTACGCGGCACACCGCTGTCCGACATAATATAGGTCGAAACCGACGTCGCAGGCCGTGCGACGGACGTCCATGGCAGGCCGAGCGCGAAGGCCGCCTTGCGCAGCATCCCGCCCTGAAACTCGCCATCATTGGCCCCCAGCAGTCCTTCGCCCTGCCCATAGGCGATGCTGTTGCCGATGAAGAACGGCGTCTTGCCGTGCGTGTTGGACAGGCCCTTGATGAGGATAGGCATGAACAGGTTGGTGTTCGCTCCTCCGCCCGTGGGCAGGGTAAGCGGACCTGATCCCATATGCTGGTCAGTACCGGCCCCGCTGGTCGGACAGGTATAGGCGCCCTCTCCTGCGACGCTGCCAACGGTGCCGTTGAACACGCGAACGTCGCCGGTGATGTTGTCGCGGTTCGCGCGCAGCCAGAATATCGTTCCCGCCGGGAAAATGAGCAGGCCAAAATGGGAAGGGAGGATCACATCGCTTTCCACCCACGCCGCGCCGCCCGCCATGATGACGCTGCCCGCGCCAGACCATTTGACCTCGATTGTCTGTGTCGGCGCGCCGGGGATTTCCATGCTCACGACCAACGTCGCAGCGGCAACCGCGCCATCCTCCCGGTTGGTCGTGCCGACGAAGTAGTTGGCATAGACCAGCGTGATGCCGAAATAGGTGCCCTGCCCCATGACATGACGGCTGCGGCACATGAAGCGTGGGTTTGCGCCGGTTGATCCGGTCGATGTGGCAACCTCGCCCCGCGTCGCGGCAGCCATCCATGTCGCCACGGGCGCGACTGCACCGGCCCATAGTCGCCCGCGCGGGTTGACCCATGTAGGCAGCGTCCGATCGAGATAGCGGCTGCGCATTCAGGGCACCCTTTTGAGGGTCGCGAACGCAGCGGCCGTGCCGGTCAGGACAACGTGCAACTCCGCATTTGATGGCAGGGCCACACCCGTTCCTGCACCGTTGGCGTCGCTGGCATTCTTGCTCAGCAGATCGAGCCAGGTCACGCCGTCCGGGGCGCGGATCTGCAGCTTCACCGTACCATAGGCACCGGCCTGCTGGGCGAAGATATAGTCGCCGCCATAGACTGTTACGGCGGCTGACACGACATTGTTATTGGCGAGGGCGAAGCTTTCCTGCTTGCCGCCGATGGGCAAAGGTGACGCTTGGCTGATGGATTGGGGCGTTTCGCCCGGCGCGCCAAAGGCGATGGCGTGCATCTGGGTCAGCGTCTGTTTCAGTATCCGTGCAACCATCTCGTCATCCTTCCGCGCAGCAAAATCGCTGATGCGCAGCCAGTCGCGCGCGCGAAAGGGGATGCGGAGGTAAGAGGCGTTGCTACCGGGTTGCTACCAGCGGCGGGCGAAGCCCTTGGCGATCAGATGGTCGCCCGCGTCCCTGCCGCCCACGCTGATCGTGGCAAGGGTGCGGCCATAGCGATCGACGCCGCTACGCTCGATCTGCGCCGGGCCAGTTTGCAGGAAAGCCGCGAGCGCGTCTCGGCTGCGGATGGCCAGCGGGAAATCGCACCATCCCGCCCGCCCGCGCCGCCGTCTATCCTGGCATTTGGGGCTACCGCGCATTTCGGGGGCGTCGATATTGGCGATGCGGATGCGTTCGCCCGCGCAGGTGCGGATGGTGTCGCCGTCATGGACGGAGCCAACACACAGGGCGGCGACGGCAAGCAGGGAGAATATGGGCATGGGGCCGCCCTAGCGCGGGCTAGACCGGATCGCCAGTCTGACCGCCGCCGCTTTGGACATTGCCATGCTTGTGGGTTTTCAGGCTGATACCATCGGCGGTCACATCATCACTGGCGTCCATCCGCCCGGTCAGGGTCACGTTGCCCTCGATCGTCACGTCGGCGCGAATGGTCAGGCCGCCGGGGGCTTCGACCAGCGCGGTCGCGCCGTCGGGCAGAATGGCGGTGAGCGCGTGATTTTCCGGGTCGTAGCCGATTTGCGCGCCATCCTCATATTCAACCATTTCCGCCAACGTGGCACCGGGCGGCGGAAAGCTGTCCTGCCAGATGCCGACAAGGGCGACGGCAGCGGCCAGCTGTCCGTCCGGAACGAGAAGCAGCGCCTGTTCGCCAATGCTGGGCGGTGACCAGATGCGCGTCTTGCCTGCGCGCTGGGCCAGCCAGCGGATAGGCGGTGTTTCGGCCCCGCCATCGTCATCATCCGGATCGCCATAGCGCACGGTGCAGGTGGCGGCGGCCAGATCGACCGAGGCGATCGTGCCAAGGCGGATCAGTTCCGACAGGTCGGCCGGAATATCCTCTGCCGCCCGCGTCACGGCGCGATCGGGCAGATCCGCGCGACCGCCCTTTGCGCCAGTTCCGCCGCCATTCTGGCATTGTCGCAGGTAGCGTAGGAGCGGGCAGTGGTGCAGCCACTAAGGAGCAGCAGCAGCGGGAGAAGACGGGTCACCATTTCAGTGTCCTTTTCCAGACGGAATAGACCAGGATCGCCAGCAGCCCGCCTTCGACCAGCAGGACGGCACCGACCCCGGCGAAGAATGGCATCATTGCAGACCGACCCGATTGGCCAGCCAGCCATAGAGGAAGGCTTCATTGGCCGGGCGGCTTTCGGCCAGCGCGATGTACCGTTCGCCCTGCATCGCCTCCAGCGCCTTGAGTAACACCTTGTCACCTGCTGGCCCGCGCAACGCCCGGAACGCCTTGAGCGCTTCGATCGTGCGAGGCCCGATCGCCCGGTCGACTTTCAGTTCGGGGTAATCGCGGGCGTTACGGTTAAGGGCATTCAGGGCGCGCTGAAGAAAGCCGCTGGCAGTTGCGACGCCCATGTTGACGGCAGTGTCGAACAATTCAAAGGCGATCGTCGGCGCAACCTGCGCGACCAGGCCATAGCCGGGCTGTTCCCAATAAAGCCGCCGATAGATGCTGACCGCCGTGGCGCGCGGCAAGGCGCGCATGTCACCGGCATAACCATTTTCACGGGCGACCGCCTTGGTGATGCCAAAGTTGGTTTCGCCTCCGCGATCAGCGGGATGGTTGCTATAACCGCCTTCGCGGCCGATCACTTCATCAATCAGGGTTTCGATAGTCATTACCGGTCCTTAGAGCCGCGCTGGCGGCAATGATGGCGAAAGGGATTGCGGCGTTTCCACGCGCAAAGCGGATCGATCCGCAAGACACGGGAATGGAAATGGCGGGCGCGGGCATAGGCAAGCGCAGCGCACATGGCCGATGCCAGCATAATCAGGATGGCAGACAGGTCGCTCACCGGACATCTCCCCCGATCCCCAGGCGCTTGCGGAAAAGGAATTGCAGTGCGTCGAGGAGAAAAGCGAAGCCCAACCCGCCCAACGCCATGGCGAACAGGATCACGGCAAGGTCGGGCCAGCCCTTGAGCCGCCCGACCATGACAGCCAACATCGCAAAGGCGGGAAGCGCCGATAGTTCGGAAAAAATCAGCCAGCGCCGCTTGCGCTGCCACATGCCGAACGCCACCGGATCGTCGGGCGGTTCAGGGGCGACGCCGAACAACATCCAGCCAAGCCGCGCCCCGACCATCGCCAGCCCGCCGATCAAGGAAACCAGCCAGAGGATAATGTCTTCAAACTTCATGGCGGTCTCGCTTTCGTCGGCTGACCGCTGGCATGGCGCATGGGTTCCCGCGCGCGAAGGGTGTCTGGCGGTAAAAAGCGCTGTTACCGCCGTTCAGTCCGGCGTGTCGGTTTCGACAGGGGCTTCGACTGTCCTGACCGCATTGGCGCGCACTTCCGCCTGCACCTTGGGAAGATCAGCCTCCAGCTGCGCTTCGTCGAGTTTCCCCGTTTCGGCCTTGCGAACGAGCTGTTCAAACACTGTCATCATGTCTTGCTCCAAACCGGGTAACAGTAAGTCACGCCTTCAATTTCGACATCCATCCACAATGCCGGATCGCTGGTGGTGCCGGGTTTGTTCGCGCCCAAGGTTGGCACAGCTGCGCCAGTGCCAAACGTGCCGACCAGCTTGGTCTTATGATCATTCAGATAAAGCGCGTCGGAGACGTAGAGTGTGTTCTTGCCCGTTACGATGGATGTTATCTGGCCATTAAAATCGGCCCAATCCTGCGGCGCGACCAGGCCGAGGCTGTAATAGAGCATGCTGGCCCCGAATGCCGCGAAACGATTTTTGGGATCAGGAACCAACGGGACATTGAAGATCGGATCGACGCTCTCGATGCGCGGGGCGTACAACGTCACCACTTCGCCATCAGCGCCACCGCCCAGCAGGGAGCCATACTGATGCCCATTATAGGTCGTCAGAGAAAAGCCCTGAATTGTGACGGAATTTTCATTGCTGAATTTGACCGCGCATTCCTGCCCTGCTCCCTCGAACAATATGTTGAGCAGCTGCAATTGCTCGCAGCGCGGGAAGCCGGGATCAGGGAATCCTACCTCGACCGGCGGCTGACCATAGGACACGACGTAGCAGCTTTCTGTCGAAAAGCCTTCTGTGCGCGCGATATAGATTGGCGGTTGTTCTGCCTGCCGGATGACGACGCCGCCGCCCGTATAGACCGGATAGCTTGTCGTATCGAGATCGACGGTCAGTGTCGTGCTCGTGCGCGCAATGACCGTGGGCCTCGATCCCATCATGTTGGTCATGCCGCCGACATATTGGAAGCAGACTTTGTCGCCGGTCTGGAACTGGTGTCCCGGCGCTGTCACCACGGTCGTTGCGCCCTTCACGACATTGGTGATCGCTGCGATATTTTCATCCGCTGGCAGATAGCGCCAGTCGCAATTGAGGAACTGCTTGTTGATGAAGCTGGTCGCCCCGGTCATCACCGACGCATAGTCCGACGTCATTTCATGGGCGTCATAGCCCTCATGGATGGCGACGCGGGCGGTATGGTCGCGGTTGTAGATCGTGCAGTGATCCCACTGGACCGTTTCCTGCCCATAATCATGCGCAGCAGCACGCGTGAAATAGCCGTCCGTGAAGCACTCCTTGAAGCTGGCATTATCGCAAAAGCCGCCGGGCGTGCCGCGCTGCGCCTGAAAGCCAGCGGCGGGACGGTTGGCCTTTTCGCCCCAGATGCCGACGCTCTTGAACGTGTAGCCGCGCGTCCCGATCGCGTCGATCACCGCCTTGCCGGTGCAAGCGCCGACGAGGTACAGGTTTTCGACGGTCAGGTTCCATGCCGAAATGTTGGTGACATTGATGCTGTCGGTCGTGCGATACAGGCGGTTACCGCCATTGACGACGATAATGGTGAATGGGTTTTCGGTGAGCAGCTCACGCACGCGATCGAACATCGCATTGAGCGCGGGGCCATCGTTGCCGGTCCCAAGGCCGGTCGCGCCGAATTGCATCGGCGTTAGGGTGATTACGGCCAAGTCGCTCCAGGTCGCAAGCACTTCGCCGCCGAACTTGCCGCCCGTGCCGCCACGAAACCTTTCGAGGTCCATATCGAAGATAAATGCGCCAGGCTTGAACAGCTGGCCGGATAGTACTGCCGAGTATCCACGTGAAACGCGAAGTTCCGCCATTCTTAAAACTCCAATGCGCGGGTGACGAGCAGCAGGTTCATATTCGCATCTGCGGTCGCGGAAGCAGTTGAAATCATGACCTCATAATCAATGTGCGTCGCATCCACCGATGCGACGCGGAAGAAAGCGTAGGCATAGTCGGAAACATCTGTGCCCCGTAGAGGGGAGACGAGTACATCGTCGGCTTTCGGCTCCACCCCGAGATGGTGCTCGACCGATCCGGTTTTGAGGCCGATGCTGTCGACGGGGATAGCTACGACGCGTTTGGAACTTGTGCTGATACCGGCGACGTTGAGCAACGAGGTTCCGGTACCTTCATTGACGAGATTGGCAGTAGTGCCGCCAAATATCTCGCCACGCACACGAATTTTGGTGCAGCCCTCGCCGATCCAAAGATTGGTGCCATTGCCTACGATCACACAGTCGATCGTGGCATTATCCACACTGTCGAGGTGGACGCCGAAGACGTTGTTGCGCGCGACAAAGCGCAGACGGGACTGATCAGCCTCCGCCCCCACATCGGAGTAGCTGTCCTGCCACAGATATGCGCCCTTGTGGCAACTGCGCACGATCGCGTCCGTGACGAAGCAATCTGGATTGGCGAGGTCAAAACCGTGGTTCCAGCCAACATATTCGCCGCCCTGGATGCGCGCCCACCGTGTCTTTGCGCGCACGCCCGCGCTGCCGCTAATCGTCGTCGTCTGCGATCTCCCGCCATAAGCCTTGCCATTGACGATCGCCGTCGCTTGCTTGGGGGTCGGGTCTGGGTCGCTGGCGGAGTCCTGGATGCGGATGCCGTCGCGCGGATAGGTGATCGGGTCGTCTGCATCGATCTCCAAAAACGGATCGATGACGAGCCACCCGGAGCGCATGTCATACGCCGCCGATTGCGTGCCTGGTTCGGCAAGCCCCCACTCTCTGGCGCGCGGGCTTTCCAGCACATTGCGGGTGTTTCTGCTGCTGTCGCCCTTTGCATCGACTGCATCCGAGCCGGTGCGGTAAAAGGTGATTTGGCGCAGGATGATATTATGGAAGTCATCGCGCTGGACGCCGATGCCGTACCATTGGCATTCCTTGATGGTCGCCCGTTCGCCCAGGAAGTCCGTGCAGCCGGTTGAGATATCCACGCCGGAATTATTAAAATATGTAGCCTGATTGGCTGGCGTCTGATTGTCGCGATTGCCGTCAATCGTCAGGTCGCTGAAACCGCAGCCTTTGACTGCGATCGACGCGCCGACACGCTGACCGAATTTGAGAACGTGGGCGTCCTGGCCATCGGCCAGCTGCAGGATCGTAACATTCTCGCCTGCACCTTTCAGGCGGATATTATCATGCTTCACCCACAGCCCGGCCTGGTTGTCCCAGTTGCCACCGCTGCGCGTCGTGTCGCTATTGGTGTTGCCGATCAGGAACAAACCGGCGGTGAAATGCAGGGTGCCGCCGCCGAGCGAATGAAGATAGGCGAAGGCGCTGGTCGTCAGCTTGAGCGTATCCGCGCGGGTCCCGATGCCAACGAAGCCGAAGTGCCCTGCATGAACAGGGCCTGCTGGCACCCAGCCCGGCAAATCGGGGATCGCCGTTGCCCCGCTCTTTCGCACATAACTCAACCCCTCAGCGCTCACCGTCTGGCCATCGACCGTCTCGGCAAAGACGATGGCGACCACAGCAACGAAGATAGAGCGCGCAGGGAAACCCAGCGTCCAAGGCGCTTTGAGCGAGGCCCATTCTCCCAGATCGACGACTTCGCCGTCGGGCGTCCAGATGCCGTAATCGAAGGTTCCGCGATAGAGTTTGATCGCTGCTCCTAACGAGCCGTCGGGATATTCGGCATTGAAGTCAAAACCCACCAGCGCCGCGCCCTTGTCGGCTGCGTTCGACTGCAAATCTGAAAGACGGACGCGATGGGCCACCGCCAGAGATGACGGATAGCTGCCCAGTTCCTCCGATCCCGACACAGTGCGGCGATGCAGGGTTGCAAACTCCTCGCCACCGCCCCGGACACTGAAAATGTCACCATTGGCAGTCGCCGCCTCACCTTCGGCCAATGTGTCAAACAGGGGAGCCGAGAGCTGGACAGCGAGCGCAGCCAGTTCGGCGCGGTGCGCACTGTCCTCGGCCGCTTCGACCAGCGGCTGCGCCAGCGCGTTGACGATGCTCCCCAGCGGCGCGCCAACGGTCTTGTTGTTCTGGACCATGACCACCCGTTCACCGCCGGTGGGCACGGCTGCCGGCAAGTCGGAAATCTTGCTCATTCTGCTTCTTTCCACGCGGGGTGACCGCCAATGTCCAGCGCCTCCAGTTCGGCGCCGGTCATGCGTTCGATCTGCTTTTCGATGGCGTCGGAAGCTGCGCGGATGGCGTCGATCGCAGCGAAACGGCCATCCCCAGCGGCAGATGGCGCACGCAGATCGTTGCACTGGCGCCACAGCGGCGAAATCGCGTCGATCCTTAGTGCGGCTGCGCGCTTTACCTCTTGGGAGCGAAGCAGCCGCTTGTGGGTCAAGGTCGAACTGGAAGGCCGCTGCAGCATTGGATGGCCGTCAGCCCCGACAATGATTTCGCGTCCCTGCGCCTGTCCTTCCAGCAAGGAGCGACGACGCGCTGCAGTAATCTGCACAGCATCCGCCGGCATGCTGTCGTGCAGGTCCGTCGAATAAAAGCCGGACGTCGAAGGGGAAAAGAACAGCTTCATGTCAAACCCCGATCGCCAGCCAGTCGAAGCCGTCGATCCGGTTATCGACCGCGTCTGGTGCCTGAATGTAGGCCTGAAACCCGGTTGAGCTGCGATCACGCATCTGCACGAACATGTCGCGCAGATTGTCAGCGGCAGAAATATAGGGGATCGGTGCGACAAAGAGGCATGAATTGGGAAATGCGTCCGCAAAGGTGATCGGCACTACGACTTCAGCCGTATGGATCGCACGATAATAGCCCAGCTGAACGATGATCGGTGTGCCGGGGATTTTGAAGAGCGGAATGGTCGCATTCCACCCCCCCAACTGACTGAGTGCGCCAATCAGGCTGGCAGGTGTGACCGCTTTGTCCACCGATGAACCGGCAGCTGCCTCCGACGTAGACGCTCCGGCAACTGTAATGACTCGGTCGCCTGACAGATCGCCCCCGCCAGTCGCCAGGCCTTCCCCGACGATGGTGCGAGCGCCAAAAGCGAGAAGAGCGGCATTGATCGCATCCAGACTGATCCCGAGCGGACCCAACAGCGTATCGAGCCGCTGTTTGAGTTTGAGCGGTGTGACAACGCGGCTGTCATCGGTTCCGGCTGCCACTTCGGTACCGGTTGCGATTTCCGCGACGCCCTTCACCGTTTCGGTTGCCGGGGGAAACAGAAATGCGGATTCGCCAAAGATGATGTCGGCCGCCCCGCCGTTGGCGAAGGCGACATCGAGCGCCAGCAGGAAGCTGGCGATCGACACCTTGCGGAAGATCGGATCAGGCTGGGCGTAGACGGCAAACAGCGTGCCGTCGTCCAGATAAAGACCGATGCCGCGCAGATCATAGACATCGTTCGAGCTGTCCAGCGCCGTCATGTGGATGATGGTTTCGCTGACCGCCTGTCCCGACACGGCATCGATCCGCTTGAGTTCGCCAGGCAGTACCGTGATTGTCGGGGCCATGGTGAAGGCATTGGCGGTCAGGCCAACCTCTATCACCCTGATAGCATCGGTTTCGCCAGCCTGGGCATCCACCAACGCGTCGAGACCAGCGGTGGTGATCAAAAGCTCGATCGCCATCACACAACCTCCAGAAATGGACCGTTTTCGGCCTCGATCGGTTCGCCATCTTCGGTCTGCAGATAATTGAGCCAGTTCGGACTGAGCGCACTGCTGATGTCCGCCGCCATGTCGAACCGCTCGAAGCCCGCCAGCGATGCGGCCGAAATAAGCCAGGCTTCCGCTTGCGCGCGCAGGCGGTGAACCGCAAACATGTGGGCGCTGGCAGGTTTGACAGCAGCAATGTCACGAAGGATGCGGGCGACCATGGCTTCGTCCAGCTGTACGTCGCTGTCCGCTGCGAGCGGCAGTTCGAGCCGGAAGGTCGCCGGGTCGAGATTATCACGATCCTCAAACCATTCGACAATGCCGATCAGCGGGTCAAAGCGATCGAGGACAGTCCGCAGCGACGCCTTGGTCCCCTTCATCTGTTGGAAGCGGATAGCGTCGGCAATGGCGGCGCGCTTGACCGGCTCGGTCCAATCCGCGTCCCACAGGTCAATCGACAGGCCCCAAGCCAGCCAGGGCAATAATTCCACAGGACAAGTGGCAGGATTCCAGAGCCGGTCGATCGCCACCGGCACGTCGGCCAGCGCCGCGTCAAACGCGCCGACCATGGCCCGTTCCAACTTTGTCGCATTGGGGGGAAGGAGCTGTTCGACGGGCATCAGGCAACCCCGATGCTGATGGTGGCCGCGTGACCGGCCTGCGTATCACCGATGATGATATCCGCCGCCGGACTGACGAGCTGCACGGTTTCGACGCCTTCGACCTGCAAGGCACCGGCAATGCCCGTCGCGCTGATCAGGCGACCTATTTTTCGACGCGAGGCGAGATAGGCAGCCAAGGCGGCCTGCGCGGCGGCAAGGATGATCGCCGGATCTGGCCCGGTATTGAGGAACAAGGTTGCAACGATATCAAAAGGGATGATCGTCGCGCTCTGGACAGCGACCAGATCGGTGAGCGGACGCACTTCGTCATGGGTCAACACAGCTTCAACCGCGGCGATCTGCTGCGGTGTGGCCGTGCCGTCCCCTGTGCTGCCGAGCAGGCTGACCAGCACTTCCCGCGGCACGGGCGAGGTGGCGCTGGCATCCAGAACGGTCGCGTCAGCAGTCAGGGCGTGAAAGATATAGGCGGTAACGGGACCGGCGACTGAAAAGCCATCGGGCGCGAGCTGGACGCGGCGGCGCAGTCGATCGTCATCTTCCATGACCGCCGCAGCACCGGTGGTCGGGTTGGCAGGTGAGACTTCCAGTCGGGCGACACCGTAAAAGGCGGCGAGATGATCGAGGTCGGTCCCTGCCGCCTTCGCCAACAGCATCGACACGGCCCGCTCGTTGAAATTCTGGCGCAGCAGCAGCACCTGGTAGGCGCCGACTTCCAGCGCCTTGATGACCGGATCGCTTTCCACGATCGCATCATGTTCGGGCATCAATTCCTGAAATTTCGCGATCATCAGGGTGCGGATCGCGTCGTAGGACAATTGTTCGACTACCGCCGGGGCAGGCAGGCGCGACAGGTCTACAGCCGTGACGATGGAGGGAGATGAAGCCATGGGCCGCTTGTTGCCCGCCGGAACGCGCGCGCGAAGGGGTTGGCCGGGTAGCAGGCCTTGCTACCGCCGGTAGCTTCAATCGGCGTCGGGATCGAGCATCGATGCGGCGATTTCGGCCACCAGAGCACGGTCTTCATCGGCAAAGCCGAGCAGGCGGCGCTGGGGATATTTGGTGCGGATCACGCGGCCATCGCGCAGGCGACCCACCGTATCGGTTTCTCCGAAATGATGGACTGCGGCGACACGGTCGATGGATGAAGACGAAGGCATGATTTCCAAGCCATCGGCGCTGGCGTCTATCTTCCAGGCCTTCGCCAGACGAAGGCGACGGAACATGCGCCCGCCTGCCTTTTGACGGACCCTGCCCGGCTTGCGCTTTTCCATAGCGCCGCCCTCCGGCTCGACATTGGCACCGATGCGCTGGATGTTGGCACGGCGCAGCGCCTGCCCCAGCTTCAGTGTGGCGGAGCGACGGCGCGCGGGCGCAAGGCCCGCCATGATACGGCCAAGCCATCGTTCCAGTTCGGCCAGATCCTCCGCCATCAGCCGGGCTGCTCATCCCAATCGACGGCATCCAGCAGCGGCACGGGATCGACACCGGCAAAGCCCAGATCGTCGCCGAACAGCGGATCAGGTTCGGGCAGATAGGCCAGCGCGAAGCTGCCGCCATCCTGCGGCGCGACCGTGACATTCTGGGTCAGCTGGATCTGAAGCATGACGTCGGCGCTGCCATTGTCCAATATGTCGGCGTCGAAGCTGAAACCTTCCTTGCCCGGCACCAGCAGGTCAGGCTGGTTGACGCGCAGCCAGCGAAAAATGGCGTGGGACAGAACGGCAATGTCGCTGGTCATTTCCACGATCAGGACATTGGCCTGAAAGGTGAAGCCGAACGCGTCGGTCGCCGTCCCCTGACAGCGCCCTGCCCCGCGCTCGATCCAGATCCGCAGATTTTCCGGGCTGCGGGCCAATTCCGGCAGGGCAGCGGTGATTGCAGCGCGCAAGGTTGTCAGTTTGAGCATGTCAATCCCACAGATTGACGGTTTCAAGGGTGGTGGGTGCGAGATCGGGCAGCGCGGGCAAATTGACGATGGTCCCTGCGGGCAGCATCGGCCCCAGCGCGGCCAGCCCCGGATTGAGCGCCAGCACCTGTTCGGTCACGTCCTGCGTTCGACCCAGAACCCGCCAGCAGATGGCATCGACCGTTTCACCGTCCATGGCGGTTGCCGTGGTCAAATCAATTCCACCATGTTGCGGGCGACGGGATCGCCGCCGATGCTGAGCAGGTCGGCGACGGCGGCCAGCGCGCGGCGGCGCAGTTCGTCGCTGGTCAGGTCTTTTTCGGCGGAACGATCGAGGCCCTGATCGGTGGCGGTCACGTCACGATAGTCTGCGGCCAGATCCGCGCCGGCAAAATAACGGACGATGCGTTCCCAAAGCACCTCCGCAAGGTTGCGCCCGTTGATTTCCAAATCGGTGACCGCGTCAAGCGCTTCATGGCCCGCAAGTACCTGAACGGTGCGCCAGTCAACCAGCTCGCGAAAGGCATGGAGCATCCCGCCCTCGATCGCTTCGGTCAGACGCGAAGTGGTGACGACGCCTTCGCCCAGGCGTAGCCGGTCGCGGACGTCGGCCAGCGCGATCGGCGGGAACCAACCGTCCGCAACGACGATGGTTTCGGGCGCTTCGGGTGCCGGGGCAGGTGAGGAAATCAGGCCGGTCATGCGGGGCAAGTCCTGTCATTTTGGGGGGGTGAGGATGGCGTGGTCGGCGAAACCGTACAGGGTCGCCGCCGCGTCATCCGCCCCCCCAGCGCCGGGGGGCGTTCCTATTCCTGATCGCCGTCGTCGCCAGTGTCATCGTCGGAGGTTGCATCTTCCATCGCCTTGAGCTTCCGGGCGACGCGCTCCATGTCCTTTTTCACGCCCACGTTGCGGTCGAGTTCGAAGGCGCGGGCCAAATGGGTCATGGCTTCGCTGGTGAAAGCGGCTTTGCCGCCCGCCGGGGCATTGTCAGCGGCGGGATCGAAGGTTTCCGCCCTCCGCTCATAGGCGCGGCCGATGGCCTTGTGCAGCTTCGCCCGCGCCTGATCAGGCATATCGGCGTCCTTCGAAAGGGTGCTGGCGCGCATCAGCTGTTCCAGCGTCACGTCTTCATGTTGGGCCAGGGCGACGGTCGCAATGTCTTCAGCCAGAAAGCAGGCGGCAGTGCGGTTGTAGCGTTCAGGCAGGACCAGATTGTATTTCAGGACATGCGCGCCAAGGCGCAGCGCATAGTCGAAATCGCGATAGTCGATCGCCCAGATCATGTTGGTGACCAGGATTTCATCCTGCGCCGCCTGCCCCGCTTCCCCGGCGGCCAGCACGCCATCGATCCACGGCCTGAAGGCCTGCGCCATCTCCGCCTTCATCGGGTTGCGCGCCTCGATCGACTGGACGTCGGCCAGCTTGCGCAGATTGTCATGCAGCAGCACCCGCAGGGACGCATATTCACGGCCCGCCTCGCTGTCGGTAGCTGGCTCAGGCGGAGCGACGCTTTCGTCGGGGATGTCACCGGCCAGCTGGGCAAGCACTTTCTGGCGGTGGCGCAGGGCGGGGCTGAACATGGCAAGTCTCCGATAAAATGTGACCGCCCTGTTCGGTGGGCGATCGACCGGGTCGGTTATGGGCTATCCGCCCCCTCCCCGGCCATTGGCTCAGGCTCCGGCGGCACCGGCCCGAACGCCAGTATCCGCCATCAAAGCCCCTCCGGTTATTACGGGGCGGGTCGGGCTGGCGACGCGCCGAGCACGATGTTTTCAACGAGCGAACACATGCCATATTCCTCGACCACGAAATCCTCATTGACGCTTTCGTAGTTGGCGATGCGGTTATATTCCGGTTCATCCTTCAGCTGGCGACGGCGCGTTTCTTCCTGCCAATAGATGGACAGGTTATCGAGCCGGGTGATCAGGATGGCGTTGGCCGGGAAGAACGGTACACGCACCGCCGGAAGCCCGCCGATCTGCTTGGTCGAACGCAGGATGCGATCGGTCGCTTCCACTTCGGTAGCCGTGGTACCGGTGGTCTGGGCAATGTTGAAATATTTGTCATCGACCAGGTCATGCCCAACGATCGCCACCAACTCGGTGTCACCACGCCACCATTCGGGGATCAGCCGCTTGGCATCCAGCACCAGCGCGTCGAGCGAACTATAGTCGGCTTCCGCAGTGGTCGCGTTGTTCAGGCTGGCATCGTACAGGTCAAACCCGGCCTGGACGTAGATCGCCTTCAGCGCCGGGTTGTTTGTGCCATCCGTCTTGACGGTCAAATTACCGTCGCTGAACACTTGGGCGGGCGCATGGGTGCGAATTTTATGGAGCCAGCCTTCATTCACATCCTGCAAGAGCGGATTTGCGTCGCGATCGGTTTCGTCAGCTGCCTCTTCGCCGTACCAACCGATCATGATCCGGTCCCGCCCCTGCTGCTGCAATATCGCGTTGCGCAGCAGGATTTCGAAATCAGGCTTATGACGCCAGGCATCCATCGCCGCATAGCTACGTGACCAGTCATACTCGGTCTGTTCACACATGTAGGTGCGCTTCCGGCTATTTCCGGTCGGATCGGTCGGATTGCGGCGAGCGCCGCCGCTGGTGTCCGTCCGACCTGCGATGGTCCGAGTGGTGGTAAGGCCCAAAACCTCGCCCTTCTGCTGGGTCACAGGCACAACGTTGATCGCGTTCAGGAATTCGGACGATTCCTTCATCACGCTTTCGAGCTTCTGCTCGATCACGGGATCGACATTGAATTGAGTGGTCGCGCTGGGGACCGAATTGATGAGCGCGATCTGCGAACAATAGGCCGAGAAGAGGGCACGAGTTGTATTATGCATGGGTGTTCATCCTGAAGGTGTGGCCGGGGCGGATCGCGGGGATTGAGGGGTCAGCAGTCGGTCTTGGCGAATTGACCGCTCTGGCCATTGGACAGGGGCCGCTGGCGATATTCTCGCGCCGGCTTCTTTTCCTGTTCGTCGCCCAGCTTCTTGAACTGGAGCGCCAGGCCGTCGACTTCGGTGCGCAATTCGGTACGGAGCGCGCCGATCTCGGCGGTAACGCCCTTGGACAATTCTTCGAACATCGGCTTGAGCATCGTGAAATCGAAGATCGCAGGCTTGTCGTCGTCGGCCTTGCCGCCCGGCTTTTCCTCCGGCTTCTGTGCCCCGAACTTGGCGGCGAAGGCGTCAAACATGCCGCCCAGCCTGTCGAAGAATTTGCTTCCATCGTCACCCGTTCCCGCTTCGGCCAGCTCGATCAGAGCCGCTTCGTCGCGCGACAGGTGAATGGTGCCGGGCATTTGCCGGTTAAATTGCAGGCGCCCCGTGGCGATCGCCGCCGGACTGTCGGTCAGGGCGCAGCCCATGAGGTAGGCGAAGCCCTTGCCTGCGAAATTTTCCTCGATTTCGATGGACGGATAGACCTTCTGGCCCGCGTCGTTGAGCGCCTTGGCATCTTCGGTCACGTCGAACACGCCGAACAGGCCCAGGCGCTTTTCGGTCTTGCCGTTGAAATTAACGTCCACCTCGGCGGTCGAAACCTCCAGCACATCGCCATAGCTGCGGAACGGCTTGTCGCCGGAAATGCCCCGGATATGCTCGATGTTCAGGCGCGCGCCATAGGTTTTGGGGTCGTAGCTGGACGCAATTTCCTTCAGTATCTTATCATCGATATTGCGCCCGTCGACGGTGGGACCGGCAGTGGCGAGCAGGAAGGGCTTGGTTTTCATCAGGTCGGCTCCGGTTCAGGCGGGTCGTTGCGATTTCGTCTGATCCACGGAAAGCCGATCCGGCACACCATAGGCAACGCGCGGGCGCGGTAGCATCGTCTGCTACCCCGGCACCCGTTCGACAGAGGCCACGCAAGCGGGTGCATGGCAGGCTATGCCCAGCGCCGCCCTATCCGATCCCGACAGTTACCAGGCCATCAGCCGACAGGTAGGTCGCGCCCAGCGGCGGGAGGCCCGTTCGCTCTATTGGCGCGGGTGGCGGATCAAGGACATCGCCGCCGATCTGGATCTGGCCGAAGGGACGATCTCCAGCTGGAAGAACCGCGATGGATGGGATTTCGATCCGCCGGTCGTAATCATTGAAGACCGGATTGAGGCGAAGATCGCCACATATCTGGACAAGCCCGATTTCAACGAAGGCGACATGAAGCGGGTCGACTTCCTGATGCGCCAGCTGGAGCGGGCGGCGCGCGTCCGCAAATATAGCGAGAGCGGCAAAGAGGGAGACCTGAACGAAAAGATCGGCGCGCGGAACGACGATAAGGCCAAGGCCAAGCGGGCCGACAAGCGCAAGAATTTCCTGACGCTGGAGCAGTGGCAGGCGCTGCTGGACGACTTTCACTCCAGAAATTTCGACTATCAGGAGCATTGGTGGGAACACCGGCACGAGCGCACCCGCAAGCTACGCAAGAGCCGTCAGGTCGGCGCGACATGGTATTTCGCGCGCGAGGCGCTGGCCAAGGTGGCCGAGGCCGTGCTGCAGGGCATTGGCGCGGATGCGCTGGAAGAGGATGAACGCCCGCGCAACCAGATATTCCTGTCGGCCTCGGAGCGCCAGGCGCTCAAATTCCGACGCGAGATTGTCGGGTGGGTGCGGCGCGTTACCGGGGTGGAGCTGACCGGCAAGATCATCATGCTCGATTTCGTCGGGCAGTATCCGGCCGATGACGAGGGCGAGGCCAGCGGCCCGTCGCTCGATCCGGTCGGTTTTTACTTTCTGTCCACCAATAGCGCGACCGCACAGGGCGAGAGCGGTGATTTCTACTTTGACGAATATGCGTGGGTCCATGGTTTCGCGCAGCTGAGCAAAGTCGCCAGCGCGATGGCGACGCACAAGATTTACAAGAAAACCTATTTTTCCACGCCATCGACCAAAGCCCATGAAAGCTATGCTTTCTGGTCGGGCGAGGAATGGAACAGGGGCCGTCCAAAGGGCCAGCAGCAGCCGTTCGACATCAGCCTGAAGAATCTGCGCAAGGGCGCGCGGATGCCCGATGGATCGTGGCAGCAGATATTGACCATCCATGATGCGGTGGCCGGTGGGCTGGGCAAGCTGGTCGATGTGGGCGAGCTGCGCCGCGAATATTCGGAGGAGGAGTTCCGCAACCTCTTCGACTGCGAGGATGTGGACGATAGCGAGAGCAGCTTTCCCTATGCCCGCATCGCCCCGGCGCGCGTCGATAGCTTCCTCAAATGGCGCGACTTCAAGCCCGCGCTGGTCGACATTCCCGGCGCGCGTCCCTTTGGGGAGAAGCGCGTCTGGCTTGGCTATGATCCCAATAATCAGGGCCGCGACGATGCGGCGCTGGTCGTGCTCGCACCGCCCGATGATCTGGGCCGGGGCAAGTTCCGCGTCCTGGAGAAATACCGGCTTAACGGGATGGATTTCCAGCAGCAGGCCGATTTCATCAAAGCGGTGGCGGAGCGTTATAATGTTACCGACATTGCGATCGACACGTCTGGAAGTGGCAACGGCGTCTATCAACTGGTCAAAAACTGGTTCCCGACGGTCCGCAAGATCGAATATTCGGTGGCGAGCAAGACGGCGCTGGTCATCAAGGCGCAAAGCATTTTCCGCGCCCAGCGGATCGAATTCGACGCGGGTTGGACGGACCTGATGCAGGCGTTGATGGCGATCCGCCCGACGCTGACCGGCAGCCAACGCGGCGTCACCTATACCGCCAGGCGCAACGGCGAAATCGGCCATGCCGACCTTGCCTGGGCGTTGCTGCACGCCCTTTCCAACGAACCACTTGACGCGGGGAGCGCCAGCGAAGGCAGCGGCGGCTCCGTGACCTTTTGCGACTGACAGGAGCCTTTTGCATGAATGACGTTCCATCCACCGACGTGATCGAGCAGGTCAAGGCCGACGATGTGCGCCTGACCGGCGGCGGGGACATGTTCAGTTTCGGCGATGCCGAAGGCGTCCTAGATCGCCGCGAACTGGCCCAGTATTTCGAGGTCTGGCACAATGGCCGCTGGTATGAGCCGCCATTGCCGATGGGCAGGCTGGCCCAGACGTTCAACATGTCGCCCTATCATCGCAGCGCCGTGGCGCTGAAGGTCAATCTGCTGGTCTCGCAACAGGTGTCGAGCCGGTGGCTGGACAGCGACACGTTCGAGCGATTCGCGCTGGATTTTGTGCAGATGGGCAATGGGTATCTGGAATGGGTGCCGAACATGGCGGGGCGCGTGGCGCAGGCGGCGCACAGCCCGGCTGTGCATACGCGGGTTGGGGTGAAGCCAGGCGTATTCTGGTTCGTCAACGGGCCGGTGGGCGGGATGCATGAATATGAGGCTGGGCGGATTTTCCACCTGCAGCAGCCCGATGTGGCGCAGGAAATATATGGGATGCCGGAATGGCTGGCGGCTCTACAATCGGGCCTGTTGAGCGAAAATGCGACGATTTTCCGCCGCCGCTATTATCTGAACGGCGCTCATGCCGGATTTCTGCTTTATCTGAGCGAGCCACTGGCCGACGTGGCGACCGCCGATGCGATGAAAGAGAAGCTGCGCCAGGCCAAGGGCGTCGGCAATTTCAAAAATATCTTCGTGCATATCCCAACGGGCAAGAAGGACGGCATCCAGATTATGCCGATCGCCGATGTGACGGCGAAGGATGAATTCAACAATGTGAAGAATATCAGCCGCGACGACTTGCTGGCAGGTCACCGGACACCGCCGCAGATGATCGGCGTGATTCCGCAGAATAATGGCGGCTTCGGCAAGATCAGCGAAACGCGGGACGCCTATTACGAAATGGAGATCGTGCCAATCGCCCGCCGGATGCTGCGCATGAACGCATGGTTCGGGGTGAAGATACTGGCCTTTGCCGATTATGTGTGCGCCGACGGGGCCATCATCCGTCAGGTCGGGGACAGCTTTCAGAAGCTGCCTGCAGGCACGCGCTAGAGATACCCCCGCCCGAAAAGGCGGGGGGCCGGGGCGCTGTAACGCCCCAAGCCCGACGAGACCAGCTCGTCATGATCCCGTTCGGTCCCGCCACGGGACCACCCCGCCTGCCGACTCGGCGCGGGGACTCGTATGGAAACAAAGACATGGAGTCGACTCTTCAAACTGGCCTCGATCCGGTGCAACCGGCGAAGCCACTGGCCCCCTATATCGGAGGCAAGCGCCAGCTTGCCGCCCGGCTCATCCGCCTGATCAACGATATCGATCATCAGACTTATGCCGAAGCTTTTGTCGGCATGGGCGGCGTGTTCCTGCGACGCGATCGACGACCGAAAAACGAGGTGATCAACGACTGGTCGGAGGATGTTGCGACCTTTTTCCGGGTCATACAGCATCACTATGTGGCGTTTCTGGACATGATGCGGTTCCAGATCACGAGCCGGGCCAACTTCGAAAAGCTGCTGGCGCTGGAGCCTGCATCGTTGACCGACATGCAAAGATCGGCGCGGTTTCTCTACATCCAGCGGCTTGCCTTCGGCGGGAAGGTAGCGGGGCGTCACTTTGGCGTCGCGACCGAACGGCCAGGGCGCTTCGATGTGACGCAGCTGGGCGCGATGATCGAAGCGGTGCATGAGCGCATGGCCGGGGTGATCATCGAACGACTGCCATGGGCGGACTTCATTGCCCGCTACGATCGGCCAGGCACGCTCTTCTATCTCGATCCGCCCTATTACGGGTCAGAGGGCGACTATGGCCGCGCGCTGTTCGATCGCGGGCAGTTCGAGACCATGGCGGAGCAGCTGCGCTCGATTCGTGGGCGGTTCATCCTGTCGCTCAATGACCATGTCGAGGTGCGGCGGATTTTCGCCGGGTTTGATTTCCGCACCGAAGAGCTGAGCTATACGGTCGGCGCGCGCGGGGCCACGGCTGCCCGCGAGGTCATCATTACAAACTGA